CGCGCCAGATCCGGTTCGGCTTCATGTTGGGGACGTAGACGACGGTGGACGCATCGAACGGCAGGTCGGGCAGGTTGAGGGTGTCGCCCTGAAGCTCGCTGAAGACCCGCGCCGTGGCGGGGAACTCGGACAGCGGCACGACTTCGCCGAGGTCGCTCTGGTCGCCCTGGTAGAGGCCGTGGATGATCTGGTTCTGCTGGGGGACGTGCATCTCCAGATGCCGGTAAACGTCGGTGCCGTTGTCTTCCAGTACCTGCCAGAACGTGACGGCTTTCAGCTTGTCGTAGCTGAAGGCGGGCACCGCGACGTCGGCGGGGACTGGCTGGATCCACGGCTTGCCGCTGACCGTGGTGTCCCACACGATGCGCAGGATGACGCCGCCCAGCCCGGAGCACATGTCGGCCGCTTCGAGCAGGCGGGAGTGGAACCCGTCATCGATCAGGCTGTCCAGCCATGCCTGGTTCGCTCTCCCCTGCGCGCCTTCCAGCGTGGTTTTCAGCTCGGGCGGGTTCGAGAACAGGAGCGACGCGGAGGTCTGGGAGATGTCCCCTGCGATCGGGACGTGCAGTTTCGTGCGCTTTTCCCCTGGCGGCGTCGGATCGCCCCAGAAATTATATTCGACACTGCCGAGGAGGCCGCCACGGTACTGGCCCGGACGCGGGACGGGCATGCCTTTCTCGCCGGTTGTCGCGAAGAACGCGCGGCCTGCCGGGGACGAGGCACCGAGATTGTAGTAGACGGGTGGTTTCCGGGGGGTCCGGTAACACCCATGCCAGTTTCTGGCGGTCTCCTGACCACCAGGCGTCCCACAGGGTCATCTGGTACGTGATCGGGGAGAACTGGGGCGGCGGCCAGGGCATGCTGGATGTTGGCAGCATGGACATCTGGCGGTCATCTATCGCGGACGACAGGCTGATGCCTGACCCGTTACCTAGCGTCCCGGATGACGTAGCGGATGGCTGGACGAATGGCATGGACATTTAGCTCATCACCTCCTCCCGCAACTCAGACATCAGCTTGTTTCCCTTGCTGATGTTGCACTTCTTGTGCGAGGGGAGGATGTTCTCGTGGACGTGCGGACCGCCGCGGGTCAGCGGGATGACATGATCAAAGTGCAGGTCAGCGCGCGAAGGTATTTCGCCGCCGCAGATGTGGCAGACCATACCGAACTCGGCCAGGATCGCGTCGAGGTCAACCGGGCCGACCTGCGATCCGAGCTTCAGGGCGCGGCGCTTCGCCTCGTGCGCGACCCCCTGGCCGGTAAGCAGGCGATGGTGGCGCTTGCACCATCCCAGCCCGGTTGGCTGCCGGCCGCAGCCCTCAACGGCGCACTCGGCAGGCTTCGGCGGCGGGTCATCGGTCGTGCCGGTGCGCTTCCACCTCATGTGATGCATCCCGCACCAGCCGTGCTTGATGGCCGCATCTTCGCAGCCCTCGACTGAGCAGGTCTTCTCCGCGAACCGAGGCGGGGTGCCGGGGCTGCCGAGCCTGTACCAGCGCAGGTAATGCTTCCGGCACCAGCAGCGGGCAAGCGCTACGCCCGGGCAGTCATCGATAACGCAGGGCTCGGGATTCGCAGCACGCACCCCGGCGCACTCGGCACACCGGCCGCCTGCGATGCGATGCCCTTTCGGGCAGTGGGGCAGCGGCTTGTCGGTCGAGCCGTACTTCCGCATGCGCTCGTAGTGCATGCTGCACATTCCGCGGCGAAGCTGCTCCACCCTGCCGCAGTCGGCAACGCAGCAAGTACCCTGTGACATGTCGCACCGGTCCCTAACGAGGTGGTGTGGCCAAAGCCCCGGCCTGTTGACGCAGGTGCGGGGCACGAAACGTTCTAGATGACCATATCGCGCGGTGCCGACATTTACGGCTGTCACAGCCGCTGTCTGGCACGTTGCGGGCATCGGGCGGATCTCCTGGTGGATCGCACCCGTTGCGGGAAGGTCTGAGCGCCGTTGCGGCGCGGGAACTGGACGCCAGCTAGAGCGTCCTGGTCGAATCGTAGCTTAAGAGGCTGGTGGTTCCGCTACAGGCGCGTCACGTGCCCCAGAGCCAGCCTTCAGCCGCTGCGAGGTTGTACGCCGCCTGGACTTTAGGCAAGGTGTCAAGCTGGAGGCGCTGGCCGTCGCGGCATTCCGCGTAGGCGTTGCTCAGGCCGTCGGCGATGACGACGAGCGCCATCCGGTGGCCGGTCTTCATCAGGTCGGCGAGGTTGCCGCCACAGGACGGGCAGCAGATGGCGGCTGAGCGGACTTCCTGCTCCGGGGTCACGCTTCCCAACGATTACGCTCCCGGGCCGAACGGGTCATCCCCGATGATCCACCGCTGGACACACCGCATACCGAGCAGCAGCCAGTTCAGCGCCACCCACAGCAGCAGGGCCGCAGCCCCGGCGAGGACCGCGAGCCAGCCGTGCACCGGCGACGCGGCTAGCATCGGCCAGCACGCGGCGGTGATCACGGAAACGGCTGACGCCGCCGCGACCATGCCGCGCTGGAGCGGATCGTGGTTCGCCGCGTACCAGCACAGGAACTGCCACGCGGTCAGGCGCTCGCTCATGGCTCCGTTAAGGCCGTCCCGGCTCGGGCGCCAGGTCGTACCACTGCCGCAGCTCCGCCTCGTCGTGCTCTAGCAGGCTGCCGTACTGCTCGCTGTAGGCGAGGTAGTGACCGGCGTGGACGGGTTCGTACTCCAGGTCAGGGTCGTCTCGGTGCTGGTTGCGGTACCGCACCACGAGGACGGTTTCGCGGCCGAACCTCACCTCTGCCATCTCGGCGTGATCGCTGGCCATGTGCGCAACGGCCAGCAGGTCACCGAGGGGCTTGCCGGGCTCGTACAGGGCCGCGCGCAGGCCGTTCCTGCGGTCCTGGCGTTCCGGCTTGCGCTGGTAATGCAGGACTCCGCTCATGCGCTGACCCTACCCCGTGACGGTTCCGTTCCGGCCGATGCCGTCACCCGGTCCCGGAGCCGTCTCCTCCACCGCCTGGTCCTGGTCTTCCCCGCGCACCGCTTCGAGCAGTACAAGGCGTCACGCCGCCCTCCTTCGCTGCGGTAGAACGTCCGCCCGCAAGACGGGCAGGTCTTCGCAGGCGGCAGGACAGCACGGCAGCAGGGGCAGCGGTCGCGGGCCACAGGCTGATGGTAACGGCATCGCCCGCGCCGGAACCGTCACATCGGTATCCCGAACCCCTCCTCGTAGTTCCGGGGCGTCTCGGCGGGGAGAATCAGGTTCCGCCACAGCGGTCCCGTGGTCTTGATGCCGTACCGCAGCCCGTCGACGCCGTGGTCGTTCTTCTTGACCGGCACGTCCTCGCCCTTGGCCGCGGCCTTCTCATCCCAGCTGTAGGACTGCATCTCGCCGATCAGGTGCGTGCATGACTTGTGGACCAGCAGCCGCCCCGACGACAGCAGGGAGGACACCTGCCGGATGCCGTCCAGCACCTCGTTATCGGCGAGGACGGGCTGCATGCGGTCCTGGAACAGCTGCACGCGGAACGATGTCGCCGACGGGTCGACCACGATCCGCTCGGGGGTGACGCCGTACAGCGCCGAGCCGGGATGCTGCACCGATGACAGCCACCCGGCGAGCTTCCTCGAGTACTCGGCGTCGGTCAGCTGCTTGTGGCGGGCGCGGGAATCCCACCGCCACTCCGCGACCACGTACAGCCTGCGGTCAACCCCGAGACCGATCAGCACCGCATGGAACGGGTTGGTCGTGCCGTAGTCGACCGCGCAGCACAGCCACCGCTTGATCACCGGGCAGATATCGACGACATGCTTTGCAGGGTCGAACATGTCGTACACCGCGCCCTCGGCGATCACCCACTCGCCGAGGATGTACCTGCGGTGCCACAGCCCGGTGTACTCGGCGGACAGCGCCGCGACGTACTCCGGGGGAAGGTGCGGGTTGTCGGCCAGGATGAACGACAGCCTGGCCAGGTCCAGCGCGGCCGGGTCCTGCGAGACCAGCACGTCACCGGACTGGGTCAGGTGGACCTTCGCGCGGTCCAGGTACTCGGCCTTCAGCCAGTGCAGCGGGTTATCCGGGTTGGTGGTGCCGAACATCCTCGCGCCAGGCAGCGACAGGCGCGAGCCGAGCATGCGGAAGAACGACGCCGGCCACGTCGACAGCTCATCCCCGTACGCGCCGGCCAGCGTCAGGCCCGCTATCTTCGCCGCCGCCTTCTCGTCGTTCGCCGACGCCAGGTAGATCGTCCGGCCCGGCAGCTTCAGCTCGCGGGTGCCGATGTTGTGCGCGCACCGCGACGCGCCCAGCATCTCCGTCAGCGGGTCGATCGTGTTCCGCTTCAGCGTGTCCCCGGTCTTCCCCACCATCAGCAGGGGGCCTTTCGGCCCGTGGCGGACGAAATCCAGCCACGGCAGCAGCGACGTCACCGTCTTGGATGACCGGACGCTGCCCTCGAAGATGTTGAACCGGTGCGTGCACAGCGGCGCCGCGATGAGCGCCTTGCCCTGGAGCGCGGCCAGCATCAGGACCCGCTGGCCGGGGAACTGCCGCCCATCATCATCCGCAGCCACTGATCGACGGCCGAACCGCCCTCTTCCCCGGCCGCGTCGTGCTTGTCCTGCGCCATGTGCTTGTCGAACGCCGTCGCCGCGGCCTGCATCAGCGTCCGCAGGGCATCAACGGGCGGCTTCTCGAACTCGTGCTCCTCGTAGGTGTTGTCCTTGCCGCCGAAGTTGTACGCGATGTGCGGCCGGTCCATCTGGTCGAGCAGCTCGTTCGCTTTCTCCAGGAACCGCCGCGAGGTCTCGGCCCGCCGCGCCGCGCTGTCGGCAACCTTCGCCTCGGTAGCCGCCTTCGTCTGCTCGCGGTCGAACGACAGGCCCATCGCTTTGCACTGGCGCGTGATCGTCGACTTGACGCGGCCGAGCTCGGCGGCGATCTGACCGCACGACAGCCCGCGGGCGTGCAGGATGCGGATCCGGTCCCGTTCCGCATCCGTGACAGGAGGGGCGCTCACTGAGCCCTGCGCGCGCGTACACGAGGGAACGTTGCTCGCCTGCTGGCGTCCCGTCCTCCGGGAGCCATTGATCTAGCCAATGGGTTCTCCCGTTGCGGGGCGTGCTGTTGCGCCTGTTGCAGGACGCGGCCGGTCAGTTGGTGCTGGTGATCATGGTACGGAGGTTCAGGCAGGCGAGCTATCTGCGGTACCGAACCGGTCCACGCCGCCGCGCGACCAGAGCCTGCCGAGGAACCGGCCGGTGACGGCGAGGCACTTCAGGCACTTGATCCACGGGCAGCCGCGTTTCTCGCAGTGGGGCCTGATGGTGCGGGACTGGCAGGCGTGGCAGCAGGACGGCGGGGTCACTGGTCAGGCTGGAGGCTGGGCGGACGGTGCAGCAGGACGCGGGGTATGGGGAGCCAGGTACCCCGACAGCGTGCCGAGTACCGAGGCGACGATGAACGGGAGGAAAGTGGCCAGCGGGACGGGCAGCCCCGAGTGGAACGCGGGCACGAAGGTGACCAGCATCCAGGTGATGACACCGGTCACCGAGGAGACGGACGCAGCGGCGGCGACCTTGGTCTCGACGGGGGCGAGGGCAGCGGGGACGGGCATCGGGGACTCCTCAGGCGGGCAGGTACAGGGTGAGTCCGGCAGGTGCCGGCTTGCGGGGGTCGATCGCGCCAGCGAACACGCCGTCGACATAGCTGGCCACGGAGGCGGGGAATGTTCCGCCGGGGGCGTGCTGGACCGTGAGGCGCAGGACCGTGGCGACGTCGGTGTGACTCGCTGCGGCTAGCTGGACGAGGGAGTCCTGGCCTGCGGTGGTCCATTCGCGGACGCCGGATGGCGGCGGGCTGGCGGCCGCGCCGGAACGGATCTGCTTCGCGAGCGCGATGATCGCGGGGCGCTGCGCCTTGCGGACGTTACCGGGGCAATCCGCGTGACCCCCCCAGGCCGCTCCGCCGTCCCCGTGGGTGATCAGGCCGTACCCGTTCACGTCGTCGGTGACCTGGAGCGGGAAGCCTGCGAAGCGGGACAGCAGCTCGAGCAGCTGCGCGGCCGCGGTGATCTGCTCAGCGGTGAGCGGGTTGGCCGGGTTACCGTTGTCGGCCATCTCGACGCTGTACCAGGCGGCATTGCCCGCGGCCTCGGCCCACGCTATCCATGACTTCCCTACCGGGCCGAACTGGTGGATGGCACCGAGCTGGCTGATGCCGAAGTGGGCGGACACCTGTGCCGCGGGGTCGTTGAACCATGCCGTCGTGCCGGGCAGGTCGCCGACCATGGTGTGCAGGACCAGGCCCTGCATGGCCCCGCTGCCCCACGAGCCGTTAACACAGGGGAAAGGCTCGTTGTACGTGATCGATGCCGGGCCGGTGACGTGGCCGGTGCTGGCGACTTCGAGCCTGCCGGGGATGCTCATGACGGGTGCCTGCTAACGGGGGGTGTGCGGTGCTGGGATCACCCGTTGCGGGTCCGGTCGCGGCCGTTGCGGCTGCTGGGCACAGGATAAGCCGGTCCGGGCTCAGGCAGCTAGTCGGATGGCGGCCAGACGGTCCTGTTCGGGCTCGGGACCCTGATCCTCGTGGACGACGCCGTTGTCCGGCTCGCGATCGGCGTAGGCAGCCGCGAGCGGAGCGGCGACCAGGACAGACAGGAGCAGCGCGAAGTAGAGCACGTCGGACAGCACGGAGGGGGACACACCGATCAGGAAGAGGGGCCGAGCAGGGAAGTTAGCGGCCGAGCGGCCTGCCTACAACTCTACCGGGGCGTCCGCTCGCTCGGCGTCGCGGGCCGTGCGTACGGCGGCAATCGCGGCCTCATCTGGCGGCAGGTAGGCGTGCCTGTAGTGCGGCACCGGGTCGGGCACGGGGATGGCGACGCGCTCTCCCT